TTACTATAGGTAAAGATTATAAAAACGACTCTATGCACTACTCTGTAGGACAAGAAGTTTATGGTGGTCATAAAATCTGTGATATAATAGAAGAGGAAGATAAGTACTGTATATATATTAGAAAAAAAGATATAGTTATACCTTGGAAAGATTTTAACAAAAATATGGCTATATCTATTGAGTATAACTTAGAATACTAATGAGGGCTTATAAAGATTTTATAGTATCACCTGTAGGGGAAAGATATACTAATTCTAAAAAAGTTGGTGATAAAAACTTAATACTTAATACTGAGATTTATAATCATCAATTTGTAAATAGAAATGCAAAGGTTATTGACACTCCTTTATTATTTAATTCGCCGCTAAAACAAGGCGATGAGGTGATAGTACATCACAACATATTTAGAAGATGGAATGATGTTAAGGGTAGAGAGAAAAATAGTAGATCTTACTGGAAAGATAATAAATATATAATATCTCAAGATCAAATATTTCTTTACAAACAAGAAGGTTGGAAAGCTATGCCTGGTTTTAGTTTTGTAAAACCTTTAAAAGCGGTAAATAGTTTTAATACTGAAGATGAAAGACCTTTAATGGGTATAATTAAATATAGCGATGGTACTTATAACAAAGAAGAATTAGTAGGTTTTATACCTAATAGTGAATATGAATTCGTTATTGATGGAGAAAGGTTATACAGGGTTTTAAATAAATTTATTACAATTAAATATGAATATCAAGGAAACGAAAAGGAACATAATCCAAGCTGGGCACAAAGCGGTTGAAGAACTTATTAAGGTTGCTAGAGAAGAGATAGTTGATTCAGACGAAGATATATCAGCAGATAGATTAAAGAATGCCGCGGCTACAAAAAAGTTAGCTATATTTGATGCATTTGAAATATTAAACAGAATTCACGAGGAAGAAAACATGTTAGAAGGGAAACCTATAGAAGAGGAAAAGAAAGTTACTTTCAAAGGATTCGCAGAAGGAAGATCTAAATAATGTACAAGCAAACATTAGTTAAGGTCGTAGAACCTATAAAACTAAATACTGTTAAAAGACTTAACAAGTCTAAGAAATGGAAGTATGGTTACAATAAAGAGGCTGATATAGTTTCTATATCTAAAACCGGGATGATAGGTGAGGTAATAGAAATACAAGGTTTTCAAATAGCTTTACCGAAGCAACCTAAAGAAATATACTCTTGTAGTAAAGTTAAATCAGAACAAAAATGGAAACAATTTCCAGCTAATCCTGATTTTAAAAGAATTAAAACAGTATTTGACTGGCAAGAATATCCAGATGATTTTAAAGAAAAACATTACGGATATATAGACGAGGAGTTTAAAAGAAGAGAAGAGGGTTTTTGGTTTATGAATAATGGTAAACCAACCTATATAACAGGTACACACTATATGTACTTACAATGGAGTAAGATTGATGTTGGGGCTCCAGATTATAGAGAGGCAAATAGATTATTCTTTATATTTTGGGAAGCTTGTAAGGCAGACAAAAGAAGTTACGGGATGTGCTATTTAAAAAATAGACGTTCTGGTTTTTCATTTATGAGTTCAGCTGAAACTGTTAATTTAGCTACATTAGCTAGTGATAGTAGATTTGGGATACTTTCTAAAACTGGTAGTGATGCAAAGAAAATGTTCACCGACAAAGTAGTACCAATTAGTTTAAATTACCCATTCTTCTTCAAGCCAATACAGGACGGTATGGACCGGCCAAAGTCCGAACTCGCTTATAGAGTCCCTGCAAAGAAGTTTACTCGTAAAAAAATGAGGGAACGAGAGGAGCAAGATGATATGGAAGGACTCGATACAACTATTGATTGGAAAAATACCGGTGATAATAGTTACGATGGTGAGAAACTATCTTTGTTAGTACACGATGAAAGTGGTAAATGGGAGAGACCTGATAATATAAAGAATAACTGGAGAGTTACAAAAACTTGTTTACGGTTAGGTAGTAGAGTAGTTGGTAAGTGTATGATGGGGTCAACAAGTAATGCTTTAGATAAAGGAGGTGATAATTTTAAAAACTTATACAACAATTCAGATGTTACAAAACGAAATCGTAATGGACAGACTAAGTCAGGATTATATTCTTTGTTTATTCCTATGGAATGGAATTACGAAGGCTTCATTGATGAATACGGACGACCTGTATTCAGCACTCCTGGAGAGCCCACATTTGATCCACAAGGATTAGAAATAGATTGTGGCGTTATTGATCACTGGGAAAATGAAGCTCATGGTTTAAAAGACGATCAAGACGCTTTAAATGAATTTTACCGTCAGTTTCCTAGAACAGAGGAGCACGCTTTTAGAGATGAAACTGGTAATAGTTTATTCAATCTTGTTAAGATATATGAACAAATAGATTATAACGAAGGTAATAGAAATTCATCTGTATTAACACCTGGTAACTTTCAATGGACAAATGGAGTTAAAGACACTCAAGTTACTTTTAATCCAGATCCAAATGGAAGATTTAAAGTTAGTTGGGTACCAGGATTCAAATTACAAAATAACGTTATATTAAAAAATGGCGTAAAATATCCAGGTAATGAACATATGGGAGCATTTGGTTGTGACTCGTATGATATATCTGGAACAGTGGATAATAGAGGATCAAAGGGTGCTTTGCACGGATTAACAAAATATTCAATGGAAGACGCTCCAGCTAATACATTCTTTTTAGAATATATAGCTAGACCTCAGACAGCTGAAATATTTTTTGAAGATATATTAATGGCATTAGTGTTTTATGGAATGCCTATACTTGCAGAGAATAATAAGCCAAGATTATTATACTATTTACGAAGAAGAGGTTATAGAGGATTTAGCATGAATAGACCAGACAAGATTTGGAACAAACTATCTGTAGCGGAAAAAGAGGTTGGTGGAATACCTAACTCAAGTGAGGATATAAAACAAGCACATGCGGCCGCTATTGAAATGTATATCAACGACCACGTTGGGTTATTACAAGATGGTACTTATGGTACTATGTATTTCAACGAAACGTTAAACGATTGGTCTAAGTTTGATATAAATAAAAGAACAAAACACGATGCCTCTATTAGTTCAGGCTTGGCAATAATGGCTTGCAATAGACACTTATACAGACCAAATCCAAGACAAAAAAAACAACCAGTAAACCTAAATATACTAAAGTATAACAATAAAGGATTTCAATCGACAATAATAAAAAATAAAGTATGATAACGAACGCTCATATAAACTTTCCATCTCAAGCAGTTAGTGATTTAGAAAAACTTTCCGAAGAATACGGACTTGAGGTTGCAAAAGCTATAAGGCAAGAATGGTTTACCGGTGCCACCTCTAAATATGATGATAATATAAATAATTATCATCAATTAAGATTATATGCTAGAGGAGAACAATCAGTACAAAAATATAAAAATGAATTGTCTATAAATGGTGATTTATCTTATTTAAATCTTGATTGGAAGCCAGTGCCTATAGTTCCTAAGTTTGTAGATATAGTTGTGAATGGTATGTCACAAAGAAACTACGAAATAAATTGTTTCTCCCAGGATCAATATGGTGTTAGCAAAAGAACTGAATACATGGAGTCTATAATGAACGACATGAAAGCTAAAAACTTTAGCAATCTTGTCAAAGAACAGTTCGATATAGACATATTTGATAACGAGCCTGAGACTTTACCAGACAATGAAGAGGAACTAGCGTTACACATGCAACTAAATTATAAGCAGGCAGTGGAGATAGCAGAAGAACAAGCTATAGATGTTTTAATGGAGGCTAGTGACTACGATTTAGTAAGAAGAAGATGTTTATACGATTTAGTAACAATTGGGATAGGTGTAACTAAAACAACTTTTGATTGGACTGATGGTGCTAAAGTAAAATATGTTGACCCAGCTAATGTAGTATATTCTTATACTGAATCGCCTTATTTCGATGATATATATTATGTAGGAGAAGTAAAAGAAATACCTATTAATGAACTAGTTAAAGAATTTCCAGAATTAACAGAACCTGAAATAAAAGAAATAGTAGATAAATCTGGAACAACATTTTACGACCAAGGAAATTATAGACTTAATGCTGATAAAAACAAAATACAAGTTTTGTACTTTAATTACAAAACACATATGAACGATGTTTATAAGTTAAAGAAATTAAAGAACGGCGGTGAAAAAGTAATTGAAAAAGATGATACTTTTAATCCACCTATAGAAAGCATGGGTGGAGACTTTAGCAAACTGGAAAGAGTTGTTGAGTGCTTATATGAAG